TGCCTCATCGACTACAGCTCACCGCCACTGTACTACGGTGAGGGGGTTGTGGTTGATGCCACCACCGAGGGCGTCAGGCCTTTGGCCGCGGGTGATACCGCCTTGACGGATGTCTACGGGATTACTGTGCGTCCCTTCCCGCTGCAACAGTCCAGCGGCGGCATGACGTCAGCCGCAGGTAATGCGACGCCCCCGGCGTTTGGCATCATCGACGTGATGAAGTTCGGTTACATCATGATTCAGTTCAACGCCAGCGGGTCTGCCCCAGTTAAGGGCGGTGCCGCATACATCTGGATCGCGGCCACGTCAGGCGCGCACATCCAGGGCCTGTGGGAAACAGCTTCCAGCGGCAGCACCATTGAGATTGGAACGCCTCCGCGGACCAACTATCAAGGTGGGTGGGACAGCAGCAACGTGGGCGAGCTAATCTTCCACGACTAAGTCCGGCGGGCAAGCAAAAATTCAATAAGGGGAGAACGAGGACAATGAAGAGCAACTTGATGGATGCACCCCGCGCGGGCAGGCTGTTAGGGCGGTTCCCGACGCGGGACGAGATGATGACGTTTGACCGCAGCATGATGACGCATGATGCCAGCGGCAACCATATGGGCAGGCCCCTGACAGACACCATGGGCCGCCGTACCTCAGTCCGTACCCACGACGGCAAGACCTGTGACAGCTCAGGCGCCTTCCTGGTGGGTGAGCTGGAACGACTCGACCAAACACTTCATGACCCATTGGTCAGCGTAACTTGGGGCCGGGACATCGACCTTCGCGAGGACGTGACCATCGCGGATGAGATTTCCAGCTTCACCAACAGCTTCTACGGCTCAGCGTCTGGGCTGGGAGCTGGCCAGGGCATCCTCACCGGTAAGGCATGGGCCGGGAAGAATACGGACCAGATTACCGGCGTGGACGTGGACATCAGCAAGACGCCCCAACCGTTGACCGTTTGGGCGATGGAGCTGAAGTACACGATCCTTGAGCTGGAATCAGCCGCGAAGCTGGGCAGGCCGATTGACGAGCAAAAGTACAAGGGCCTGCAGATGAAGCACCAGATGGACATTGACGAGCAGGTGTATGTTGGCGACAGCAACATCATCGTCAGTGGCACCCAGGCGGCCACTGGCCTCGTGAACAGCACGCTGGTCACGCCCGTCAACGTTTCAACCGTCAGCGGCAACACCACCTGGGCCAGCAAGATTAACGCTGGTCTCTATGATGCCGTGACTGGCGACGTCAACACGTTGCTCACCAACGTGTGGGCGGCTTCTGGTTGGGCCATCGTGCCAAACCGACTTTTGCTGCCGCCAGCCGACTTCGGGCTTATCAGCACGCAGAAGGTTTCGACCGCCGGCAACGTTTCGATCCTGAAGTACATCCAGGAGAACAACATCCTTACCACCTCAGGACGGGGCAAGCTGGAGATCTACCCGCTCAAGTGGCTGAACGGCGCAGGAGCCTCAGGTACCATCGGCACCGGTGGCGCAGGCCATGATCGTATGGTGGCTTACACCAAGGACAAAGACCGCGTACGCTTCCCCATGACCATGCTGCAACGGACCCCAGTGCAGTATGATTCCCTCTGGCACAAGAGCACCTACTTCTGCCGCCTGGGTGTGGTGGAATTTCCGTATTCGATCACAGTCGGGTATATGGACGGGCTCAGCTAGGGGTACAAGGACGGTCTAAGGTAACAAGAAAAAAGTTATTCTATAGGGTAACCTCCGAGGGTTATAATATCGCCTTAGGAGGAAACACCAAATGAAAACGCAATTCGAACATAAAGACCTGTTGATGGGCTGCACCATCCTCGTCTCGTTGACCAAGGATGAAATTAGCGTCAGCGTGGGCGGGCGTGATATTCAGTGGAGTCGTAAGACAGGTGAAGTGATTGGTGCTGGCTGCATGCTAGACGAGCCAGTGCCGACCGTTAGCAAGAAGGTCGCCTAGTTGAAAGGAACCGCCATGACCACCACATCCCCCGGAAAGCCAGACTTTATCCCGGGCTACAGGCCGAATGCGCGCCTGACGCCCGACAACTTCCTTGATGGACCAACCGTCACGGCCATCTTCCCCAAGACCGTGAAGCTGCAGCTGGATGAGGGGGAGGGTACCGTGACTTTCCACCCCGGCACGCAAGAGGTGCCGGAGGAGCTAATGAGACCACGCATGCACTGGTGGTTGAAGGCGCAGGGGGTAAGAGAATACGGAAAAACCAAGGTCGATAAGACGCTGGATCCCGCAGACCCCACAGCAAGAGGCGTACACAAGATCACGGTTGACGAGTTCAAGTACATGCAGAGTTCTGGCTGCCCTGTCGGAAGCGTGGAGGCGGCGCAACAGTTCTTCGAGGGGCTGGAGCCCGCGGCCCGTGAGGCGCTGCTTGAAAAGGCGAAAAGTTTCCAGGCGCCAAAGCCACTGCCACCACAGCTGAAGGATGAGGATTTTGAAAGATTGACCAAGGCCCAGTTGGTGGAGTGGGCGGCTAAGACGTACAAAGTGGACCTGGATCCAGGGCTGACCAAGGCCGCGCTAATCGAGTTCATCGAAGAGCTGCAGACCGCGCCGGGAAAGTAAGATGCCACTGCTGAAGGGCGAAAAGAACATCGGGCACAACATTCGTGAGATGGAGGAGCATGGTCATCCTCATAAGCAGGCGGTAGCTGCCGCCTTGAGCACGGCGTACGACGACTTGAACACCGAGAGCAAGAGACAAGCCCAGAGGGAGGGCACAATCATGAGCCACGATGAGCCGTATGCCAGGCCAGTGACAAGCATGACGCAGTCAGACTTGAACGAGGCCAACAAGAAGTACTGGGGCGGTGAGGCCGGGAACATTGGGCCCGCTGAGACCGAGGCCAAGGCGCCGATGCTTGCGGGGACGAAGGTGGTTCCCGTGTACCGGGGCGCTGGGGATCAGGATGAGAAGTTTGGTGACGAGGTTTCCCCCACCCAGTCCGACCCTCCTGACTCCCGGTCCAACAACCTGCTGGGCACGCCGGCGGTTGCGGGGAAGGGGCACGACGACATGGTCGAGGGCAGCGAGGCGATGGAGGCGAACGACGATTTAGAGGAAGTTAACAAGGCCCACGAAAATACGCAAAGTACTATTAAAAAGCGCAATGAGGAGCTTAACTCATTGAGCAATCCGAATTCTGAAGTTTCTAAGCAGGGAAAGCTGTCGAAGCGCGCCGAACGCGTTTTGGAAACGCATTATTCGCGGAGGTTCGAGTAAGCGATGGGTTCCACCCCCGGCAGCGCGCAACCTCAAGGCATTACCACGACGGCGCCGACCGTGGCGCAATTTCAGTTGGACTTTCCCGAGTTTGCCGTACAAGGTGTTCCAGTGCTTAGCGGCCCATCAATTCAATTCTGGCTTAACTTCGCGCTTACCCTGCTAAACCAGTGCCGCTTCGGAAGTTTTTACTATTACGCCGTTGAATTGTTTGTAGCTCATAATTTGTCACTTGAATGGTGGAGCACGCAGGGAGGCCCCGGTACGGTGCCTGGGGTTGCGAAGGGCAGCATCGCGTCTACGGCGGCAGGCAACGTCAGCGTGGCGTACAACACGGCTGCTGTCCTGGAGCTTGACGCTGGCCACTGGAATTATACGATCTACGGTCAACGACTTATTCGCTATATCCGAATGGCCGGGGCCGGCCCAATCTATGTAGGCGTTGGAAACTTATCAGCCAACAGCTGGTTTCAGTTCGCGTCGGCGGGTGGCGCCTGGGAGGGACCCCCGGTGTTCAACTATCCAAATCCAAGCTGCAGCGGTTAAAAGGAGTAACTTATGTATATTTTCTTGGTTTTCGCATTTGTCTTCTTCGTAATTGGCACCTTCGCGTCGTACTCAGGAACGAACCCGTGGTATGGTCGCTTCAACTGGATCAGCGCTGGTCTCGCTTGCTGGGTGGCCACGCTAATCTTCAGCCACTGGCCGCCGCGGTAGAGTTTAACAAAATTTGCAGCACTAAGGAGAGCTTCCCCATGACGACTCAGCCAGTAACGAAACGTTTAGAAGACGAAAAAACAGTTACGATGTTCTTTCCCCGAAAAACGGCACTTCAGCTTGACTCTCAGCCAGGAGTAGCCGAGAGTCAGGGTGGCCGGATTCTGGAGTTTGAGCAGGGAATCAATGAGGTTCCAGTCAGCCTGTCTACGCATTCATACCTGCGTGACAGTGGCGCCAGACCTTATACCCGCAACGCTGCCGAGGCAAAGGCGTTTTCAGACCAGCAAGCTTCAGATGCTAAGCAAAAGGCAGACGCTGCTGACGCGGCAATCAAGAGCGCGGACGCTCAGGTTGTGGCGGCACAAGCGCAGGCGGGAGCCGAGCTAACTGCCTTGAAGACCAGTTGGGATAATCGGATTGCGGAGTTGAAGGCAAAGGCGGATAAGCTGCGGGGACCAAAGCCCGCCACTCCAGTCCTCACGCCCGCCCAACAAAAGGCGGCGGATGATGCTAAGATCGCCGCTGACGAGAAGGCAGCAGCGGACAAGGCTGCAGGCAAATAATTGCCGACGGCAATCGAGCCGATGTGTCTTTGCGACTGCGGCTGGATTATGGTCCAGGAAGACAAGGGCGTGACCTGCAACAACCCCAAGTGCGCCGACCGGGGCAAGCTGTACCTGGTCAGCGTGAAGCTAACCGCGGTAAGGCTTACCCGCCAGTGAACCTGCTCAGGCTGCTCATATGGTCGCTCATCATGGTCTGGGCGCTGGAGTTGTATTCCCACGCGCAGGCATCGGAGTGGCCGCGCCCGTACTTGCAGGCCACGCTGAGCCTTATGCCGGGCGGCTACGCGCCGCTGGCCGTGGGCGGCGGGGGCGGAGTGCAGTGGAATCTGTCGCATCTAGTGTTAGACTCGCTCGCCGCGTGGGACGACGGGCGCAAGACCAACGACGGCACCGTCAACAACCGCAAGGGCCATGACCGCTACCTGCGCGGTTTCGCGGCCTACAAGTTCGGCAAGAATTACGTGGGCGCGGGCGGGCGGTGGAGCGAGCTATCCACCACTAACTACACCAAGGAGAACAGCTGGCACCCGGAGCTGGGGATGGGCCGTGACTTCGGCTTTATGCGCGCGCAGGCGCTGTGGATGTTTAATAGCCAGCATTCGGTCGTAGATTATCCGGTCGGGCCGCCCTGCGACAACGCTTGTGGCAGCCAGGAACGCGGGGCCGACGTTTCCTTTTGGTTCCCCTCGCCCGTCAGCAGGCGCCATTGGTTTTTTAGGATTGACGACGTGCTGTTCCGGTTCCAGAACGAGCCCGCGGCCAGGGTGGTAAGGCAAGCGGCGGACACGGTGGACTTCTCGCTGGCGTACAGGTTCTAGTGAAGCATACTTACACGCGCGACGAGATGCTGAATCGGGTGGCCCTGGCTGGGTGCGCGTGCTTCCTGCTCGGGGCCGGGATCATCGTCGTACTTGCGAGGCTGTGGTGAAGCACGAGCGCTGGGAGCCGACGATGCGGAGCGTGAAGGAGTACGCCGACGCGCTGTGGAGCGCCTTCGTCCACGCCGAGGAGTTCGGCATCGCGACGATTAACAGCCTGGAATTCCTAAAGCGGTACGCCAGGCAGGCCGCCGAGCGCATGGTCACGGGGCTGTACTTTAGGGGCGCCCGCACGTGGCGCGAGGCCGCCGCCGAGAGCGGCAAGACCAGCCTAATATACCGCGCCCTGAGCCAGGAGCTGCAGGGCCCGGTCGGGCTGCGGGCCAGGGAATTGATTAGGGAGAGCGCCGGGTTGATTACCGCATTCCCGGAGAGCGTTGCCCGTGTTGTGGCGGCGCAGGCAGCGGCGCACGCCGCGGCGGGCGGTCGCGCAAAGGAGCTGGCGAGGGGATTGCCCCCGCTGGCCAGCGTCGCCCGCTCGCGAGCGCAGCTGATCGCGCGGACGCAGGTGAGCAAGGCGAGCACGGCGCTTACGGAGGCGCGGGCGGAGTCGTTAGATTTGCCTTGGTACGTTTGGGAAACATCCAGCGACCAGCGCGTGCGGCTGAGCCACAGGAAGATGCAGGGCGTGCTGTTCCGCTGGGATGACCCCCCTGCGCCGGAGCAGTTGATCGGCAAGAAGAGCGAGGGCCGTTACGCGCCGGGCGACATCTATAACTGCCGGTGCTATCCCGCGCCGCTGGTGACGCTGAACCAAATCAACTGGCCCCACAAGGCGTACGCGCAGGGGCAGATCAAGTACGTGACGCGGTCGCAGTTCGAGAACGTGAACGGCATGCGGAGGGCGGCGTGAACGAGCGAGAAATTAAGGATTCAGCCTACAAGGCTTTTCAGCTGTTGGGCGGCGGGGTCGTGCTGCTCGCCGCGGTACTGTTCGCCGTGTTCATGGGCTTGCTGGTCGCGGACCCGCCGCGCCGCGTGGCCTACGCCCAGACCAATTACACCAACTGCGAGCAGAGCCGCACGCAGACAACGATATCGGGCAGCACCAGCGGCACGTCTGCCGTCAAGATCGTCAGCCTCATAGCTGGCGACCCAGTATACGTGTGCAGCGGGTTCGTGGTCGGCACCAGCGGCACCACGCCCACGTTCAGCCTGGTCACGGGCACGGGCACCAACTGCGCGTCCAACCAGGCGACGCTGGTGGCCAGCTTCGGCACGGCGGCCAACACGCCGGTCATCTTCCCCGGCCCGTTCACCGCCGCCACGCCCGCCGGGTACGAGCTGTGCTACCTGGACGGCGGCACCACGCCCGTGCAGTTCTACAGTTTTAACATAGCCCAGCAGTGAGGGAGCCAATGAAGAAAATATTGCTAGCATTGTTCGGGCTTTTGCTGGCCGCCGCCCCCGCGGCCCGCGCGCAGCAGGTGTTCGGCGTGCCGTGGGACGGCCCCAGCGCGGGGCTGCGGCTGCCCTCCAACAGCAAGCTGATCCTGGGCAGCAACGCCGCCTACGTGGACAACAACGGCAACCTGTTCGTCAACGCCTGCACCGGGTGCGGCGGCGGGGGCAGCTTCGTCCCGGCGGGAGACCTGGGCGGCAGCAGCGCCACGCAGGAGGTGGTGGGCATACTTAGTAATGCCCTGCCGTCCATATCTACTGGCTACCTCAACTGGACCGGGACCGCATGGGCCTTCACCACACTGCCCGCGGGCATTGGCTACCCCAGCGGCAGCGGCATTCCTATCGTAAGCACCGGCACCAGTTGGGGCAGCACGCTGACGGCCACTAATGGGGACGTGGTTTTCGGCAGCGGCGGCGTGTGGGCCAAGAGCGCGGCCCCGGCAATTTCCGCCGCGAACATGACAAGTTTCCCCACCTTCAACCAGAGCACCACCGGCAACGCGGCCACGGCCACCGCGCTGGCGTCAGCCCCCACGCTGTGTAGCGGCGGCCAAGCGCCAACCGGCATCTTGTCTAACGGCAACGCGACGGGTTGCGCCGCGACGGCCAATTACCCCAGCGGCACTGGCATACCGCAGGTCACTAGCGGCACCAGCTGGGGTACCACTTTGGGCACTAGCGGCAGTGGCAGCGTGGCGCTTACCACCAGTCCCAGCTTCACCACGCCCGCGCTGGGCACCCCCGCCAGCGGCGTGGCGACCAACCTTACCGGGCTGCCGCTGTCCACGGGCGTTACCGGCACGTTGCCCTCCGCCAACGGCGGCACCGGCCACGCCAACACCGCCACGCTCACGCTGGGCACCAGCAACCAGAACTGGGCCACGCTGGGCACGGGCATCGTGAAGAACACGACGACGACGGGCGCGCTGTCGGACGCCGCCAGCTCGGACGTGCTGGCGCTGTGGTCGGGCACTTGCAGCTCGTCCACGTTCCTGAACGGCGCCGGGGCCTGCGCCACACCAAGCGGCAGCGCGTTTACGCCGCAGACCAACGGCACCAACAATACCACGTTGACTGGGATAAACTTCATCCCGTCCACCGCCAACGTGGACGGCCTCAC